TTCTGCTCTGTCTTGTAATTCATCTTCTAGTTGATATTCATTAACACTATCTAAATTGCCATAACCATTAAATCTAACATATTCATCTGTATATCTATAATCTCCATAATATGTTGCTCTTACTGCTTCGTCTATTCTTCCTTCAAAAAACATGTTGAAAAACTCTTCGTCGTTTTCGTAATAGCGGTAATCTTCAAGACTTCCGTCCCAATTATTACATTCACTTACTAAGTCCCTTATAACGTCCGTATTTTCCTTTAAATATTCTAAAATTGTTTCTTTATTCATTTTATTCACATTCTTTTAATCTCTTACAATCTAATACAAAATTTTCTAATAGGTTCTGTATATGTTCGTAGTTGTTGCTATCGAACCAATTTATAAAAGTATAAATGGTATATGTTAAACAATAACCTGGTGCATATACTTTATGCCCGTATATAAATAGTCCATTTTTAGTTATTCTTGTTTTTCTTATATAGTTGTTTTTTATACCATAGTTTGTATTGATATAATCAATGCAATATTGTTTTAATTCTTTTAAATCTTTTTCTTTATTCATATTATTCACTCTCCTCATCTGCATAACTTTTAAAACAAGTTATTGTATATGTTTCGTGTTTTAAAATAACATCAATAACTTGCTCTCCTAAGATGTTTGTGTATAAATTAACACAAACATCTTTGAAATTATCATCGTTATTATAGTTATAAAAATTAATATCTTTTATTTTACTGTAAATTGTTTCAATTATTTTATCTTCCATTATTCTGCCACCCTATATTTGTCTAATTCTTCATATATTGAATTATCAATAATTTCCCATAAAAACTCACTATTTTCAACTTCTTTTACTATATTTTCTATGTCTTTTTTGTTTATATTATATTTTTTATTATCTCCACAATCTATTAAGTCTTTTATATATTCCTTTAAAAAATTATTAAACATATTATCTGTTCTCCTTTTCTTTTTCTTTTATACAATTTTTATATTCATATTCAGTATTAAAAATCTCTTTGTATTCTTTGTCAGTTAATAATTCAAAATTATTATCAATAAAGTCAATTTGTTTTAATACTTCTTCATAAAGTTCTTTATCTTGATTTTCTAGTTTGTATTCTTTATATTTATTCATTTCACTTAATTCAAAATATGTTTTTGCATTTATCATTTTAAAATCATCATAAAGTGACATATCTTCTATTTCTTCACATCCGCCAGCAAGACCATACTTTATTTTTCCAGTTTCTTGAATATCAATTACTAATATCCCATTGTTGTTATCTTCGTCTTTTGGTGTTAATTTGAAAGTAGTTTTGTCTTCATTTTTAAACTCATTATCAATTAAATCATATCCTGCAACATAACTTCCAATAGTAGTATTAATTTGTATTAAGTTATGTAAAATATCTATATCTTTTCTAGTTCCATAATTTGCAATGCCAAAGTTTTTTTCTTTAAAATTACTATAACTACTACTAACATTTTTTTTAATATAATCTAATAATTGATAAGTTCTATTTATCATATAGTAATCATAATTCCATTGTAAATGCATCGCAACGATGCTTTTTTTGTTTTTGTATCTTATATATATTTGACTTCTTTGTCCCATTTTTCAACATCTCCTATCTATTTACCCAATATCCCATACAATGTATATTATTGCTGTATTTTTTGAAATAAGTTTTTAATCTTTTTATATAGTTTTGTTTGTTTTCTTCATCAATTTGTAAAATTATATTTTCTTCTTCATCAGTTAAATATCTTTTAAAAGTGTTATCATTAACTGAATAACTATATCCGTCCTGAGAACATAAAACACAATTATATTTGTTATCAATATTATTAAAAGAATTGTATATAAATGTTTTTAAATGTTCTTTTTTATTTATGGTTCTTAAATTATGCAAATTATAATTGATAAATAATTCTTCACTTAATTTTGGTATAGGTTTTTCATCATCAAACCATAAAGTGCTGTCAATGGACGGCTTGTCAAGTTCAATTACAATAGTATAGTTATCATCAGTTTTAAATAAAAAATAATTTTTCATTAATTTATCAAAATATTTTTTATCCCTTGTTTCAAGATTTTTAATATAATCGCCCCAATAAAGAGTGTTTAATATTTCTTTTTTTTCTTCAATGTTTTCAATTTTTATCATAATGTTTACCAGATAGGGAAGAAGATTTTTATTCTTCTTCCGTTTCCTTTCCTTTAAGTTTGCCAACTGTATCTTTTGTTGCTAAAAAACTAACTTTAGTAGCAACAATTTTTAATTCATTTTGACTTAAACTTTCAATTTTTCCTGCAATACTTATTAAATCGCCAGTTCTGCAATAATCAGAAACACTTTCTGCAATTCCATCCCATAGCATAATTGGAACAAAGTCTGTTTCATATTCGCCGTTGATGTTTCTATAACGTCTTGGAACAGCTATTTTTATTTCTGCATATTTTTTTTGTTCTTCTGTTTCTTTTAATTCTGGGGTAGAAACAATGCGCCCCACAAGCACAACTTGATTAATCATATTTTTTTCCTCCATTATTTGAAAAAGTTTTTTCACTTTTTCTTGACTTTCTTTTATTTTTTGTTTTATAATGGAATAGCAAAGAGAGAAGTATTTAATCTTTGCACTTTTACAAAATAAGTCTTTAATCTTACTGACTTATTAATTCGGTTAGTCTTCTAATTTGAAATGTGTGTGGAGACTAACTCTTTTTTTTATTTTAATTTCAATTATATTATTTTTATAAATATAATTTACAAGTGATACCATTAACATATACGCTAGCAGATATAATATAACAATATCATTAAAATAAAATGATGTTGATGTAATTAATAATAAGTTTTTAAATGTAATAATTATTAATACTATTGTTAAAAATGTATTAATTATTACATTGTATTTAAGTCTATAATATTTAATCATAAGCAATATTTCCTTTCTTATTATTACCCCCCATAATTTAAAATGCTTTGATAAATATTCTCCCTAAATATACTATTCCATTTTTTTGTAAATAATTGACACTTATTACATCTCTTATTTACACATATATTGTATCACAAAATATGCGTTTTGTCAAACGTTTTGGTATAATTTATCCTTATTTTATAAGGACTTTAGCATATTTATATTATAATAGTTTTAATATATTTACTTTACATTTTAATTCATTTTTACTTTACAATTATATTATTATTAAATTGTTATTTGATTGTTATTTGATTGTTATTTGATTAAAAAAATAACAGAAGTTCCTGAATATCTATAAACAAAAATATTATATAAATTATTTGATATAGTTAATTGTAATTATATGATATTTTATAGTGATATTAATTATTAATATATATTGTTTGAAGTCCTTATAATATAAGGCTTTTTTTATATTAAAAACGGTCGTTTTTGATACCCCAGCACTATTTTTGAATACATCATAGGCACTCTTTTACCCTTAAAATTCTACCAAAATTACAAAAAGACTATATCAAATGAAAAAACACAGTGAAATTCCAGTATGAAATATGATAAATATGTATTGTAAGAGATAAAATAAATATTTTACACAATTTTACACATTGCTTTACGAAGTGATAATGGATAACTAGATATATAGGGCAAAATTGATATAAAACACAGTTTTTATCCATATATATCAAGGGTTTTATGACAAAATAATATAAGACAAAAATACCCCTGATATCATGTCGTTCAATAGTAAAAAGTGGCATATAAGGAGTGAAAAAGTGTCAAATTTTAGTGATTTTGATAGTCAAAAATATAAAATTTATATATTCGAATGTAATGGAAGTTGTAAGTTGGAATATTCAGTTATTGCAAAAAATGAAAAAGAAGCAAGAGAACATTTAGAAAATAAAGAATATGATGACTTAAATATTAGTAATATTGAAATTGAAGATATATGCAATGTTGATGTTAAACCATATGAATAATGATTTAAAGAATATTGAAAGAAAATGTTCAATGGAGGTAAAATTGTCATTAAATAAAGCGATAGAACATGGCAAAGAAAAAAGAAAGCCATATAGAAAATCAAAAGCTATTGACCCTATGTGTAGAAATCATAAGGGGTGCAAATGGTGCGAGAATAATAGAACATACAAAAATAGAAAAAGAGAGTTTAAAGAAGAATATGATAGAAATAACACATGATTTAAAAGATATAGTCATAAGTGCTTTGCGCTATGCTTTAGGACAAAAAACATATATAACTGGGGTAACTGCTGATTTTATTATGAATAATCCTGAATTATTAGATGAAAGAGTAAGAAAAGTTATGTTAAACGATTTACAACAATATTTTAATTGGCGAAATGAATCAATTATAAATGATGATGATTGTGATTATCAAAGTTGGAGAGAATTATATAGTTTTTTAGGAGAAACAAAACAATGAAAATAATAGAATATTTTGGAGACTTAATAAAAGATGCAATTGAAGTGTTTAAAAGAGGTTATAACAAAAAGAAGGAAAAATAATGATAAAAAAAGAAATTTATCCAAAAACGAAAAGAGTAAAATGTGAAGGTGATAAAGTATATATTACTGAAAAATTAGATGGTTCAAACTTATGTATATTTAAAAAAGAAGAAGAATTATTTATTGCCCAAAGAAATAATATTTTTAAATTTAGTGAGTTAGAAGATGCAAAAGATAAGTTATATAAGGGCTTATATCAATGGTTAATTGATAATAAAGATGATTTATATGATTTGTATAATAATAGTGTTATTTGTGGCGAATGGATGGGCATGGGATGTTTAAAATATACAATTGATGAATTTGATAAGAAAATTTATATGTTTGCAAAAGCGAATGTTGATGATGATTTTAAATTATATAATTTGAGTTATGATCATAATATGTTTATTTATTCATTCCAAAGCCAAAACATACCAAAATGTATAGGTATTGTTCCTGAAGTTGCTGAATTAAATGTGTTGCCTGATAAAAAATATTTAGATGTTTTATATCAAAAATATGTTGATAAAGTAAAAAGAAATGTTGAGGGATTTGTTGTTAATTACCAAAATATTATTTCTAAATATGTAAGAATGAAGAATGGTAAATTACAAGAACATCACGAATAATGATAATTAATCATAAAAATTGGTGAAACCGATGGCAAAAAAATACTTAGTAGATGAATTTGGCGAAGTATTAGATGTAATAAATGAAGGAGATAGAATTGTTAAAGGAGAAGCTGTTGAATACTTACTTGGCACAGTTGAAGTTAAGTTCAAAAAATTTTATAAAGTAAATGAACTTGTGTGTGCTAATTTAAGTAAATATGGGCAATTCCTTTTTTTAATACTTCAATACATTGGCTTTGCAGACGGAATATTAATATTTGCAAATGGAAGAAAAGTAAGACCTAAACATTTGGCAGGTATGCTAGGCAAAAAAAATCGTAGTGGTGCGAGAATAATCAATGAATTAATTAATAATGACATTATTCATAAACATAAAGATGGCAGAACATATTATTTTACCTTTAATCCATATATTGCAATAAAAGGAAATAGAATAACAAAAGATTTATATGACGAATTTAAAGATACAAAATATAGAATTATAGAGAAACCAGAAAGAAAGAGCAAAAATAATGAAAAAATTGAAAGTAAACAAGATTAAATGCTTATCATGTGGAGATATTATTGAAAGTAAATCAGTGCATGACTACAAAGAATGTAAATGTGGAAAAGTTGCTGTTGATGGCGGATTAGAATATGCAAGCAGAAATTTTCCAAAATGGCCTCCTGAAGATTGGTTTGAAGATTTAAGTGAGTATGATGAGGTAAATGATAACAGTAAATGATTATATAAAAAATATTTTGCAAAAGAAGAACTGGACTTTGCAAATGTTTGCAATTCAAATTAATAGAGTAAAATTTTCAATAGGAATTGAAAGTAAGACAACATCACAGAATATATCAAATTTTTTAAATCAAGTTGATAAAAAACATGTTTTAAGACCGAAACAACTTGTTATTTGGGAAAATGCTCTTGACTTGCCTATGGGGACATTATCAAATATGGTTGAACAGCCAAAAACAAAAGCAGGAATACAGGAATTAGAGAAATTAAAAAGGAAAATAAAAAACAATGAAAAAAAGTGAATTAACAGTAATTGGAATTATAGTAGTAATAATAATTTTAGCAATTTTAGTTGGAATTGAATCTTTGATAAATTGGGGATTAGGTGTGTTAATTATTAATGTGTTTGATATTAATTACACTTGGACTTTTATGCACGGTTTATGTTCAACTATAATAATTGGAATGTTAAATTATATTATTAAGAAAAATAATTAAGAGGTATAAATATATGAAATTATATGTAATAAAAAATAAAAAAACAGGCAAATTAATTAAACCAGATTCATATATAAATAGCACACCAAAATTTTACGCAAATATTAGATTTGCAAAGTGCGCTATGACTTGTCATAATATGTCAAAAGAAGATTATGATATAGTTGAATTTGAATTGGTCAATGAGAGAGTAGTAAATTAGAAGGTAAATAAATGGCATATAAAAAAGGCGATAAAATTGTAATAAAAAATATGCCAAAGCAAGATAAAATTGAAAGTAAACACGAAGATTTAATAAATGATTTAACATCAATTATTTCTTCAAAAAAATATAAAGAAACGGACAAATTAGAATGTTCTAATTTACTTATTCAAACTTTAGAAAATTGGTATTTAGATGATGAAATTGCTCCGATAAAATATGCAAAAAATAAATTGATTCCATTGTTACATAAAACTGTTGAAAAGTCTTCTGTTGAGTTAATGAATGATTTTTTTGATGTATATAAAAGGTTGTATATTTTTTGCGCTAGAAGAGATTTAGAATGTTTTATTGACTATATGGAATGGGATATGCCAAAAAAGGTATTAGCTCCAAGAAGAAAAGTATTAAAACCTTATGTTGACGCATTACAAAAAATTGCATTTGACCCTAAAGTTGAATATTTAATAGTATCGTTACCACCTAACTTTGGTAAGTCATATATATTAAATAATTTTACTGCTTGGTCTTATGGCTTAAATATAAATAACTCTAATTTGAGAATATCTTATTCATATGACTTAGTTGCTGGATTCAGTAGAATGATAAAATCTTTAGTCGCAAGTCCAAAATTTGCTGAAATATTTTCACAATATAAACTTTATAATGGCAAATGTTTTGATGTGGACCAACTAGATAACTGGCACATTAAAAATTCACAAACACCTAAAAGCCATATTGCAAGAACAAGAGAAGGTTCAACAACTGGAGAAAGAGCTAATTTTGCTATTATGTTTGATGACCTTTGCAAGGGTGCTGAAGAAGCAAATAATATTGTAGTTCACGAAAAAAATTATAATAGTTGGACTACTGAATGGTGGAATAGAAAAGCTAACAATAATGTTAAATATATATTTGTTGGTACATTATGGTGTCCTGAAGATATTTTAAATAGAGTAAAAGATGATAGGGAAATCATTTCAAGATATATTGATACCGATATACCATTTACACAAATGACTGAAGATGGAAGTACAATATTAATTCGTGTTCCAATGCTTGATGAAAATGGTAAAACAACATGTCCAGAAGTTTATTCACAAAGAAATGCAGAATTTATTCAACAAACAACAGACCCAATTTTATTTAGCGCTGTTTATCAACAAGACCCACAAGCACCTACAGGACGAGAATTTGCTGATGAATTACTATTACATTACGAAGAATTGCCATTAAACGAAGATGGTACACCTGCATATAGCAATGGTTCATATGCAGTATTAGACCCTGCTAGAAAAGGCAAGGATAATGTTGCAATGCCTATTCATAAACATGGTAATGATGATTATTACTATATGATAGATTGTATTTTTCAACAAAAGCCAATGACAGATTTATATGATGAAATAGTTAATAAAATAATAGAACATACTGTTGTAGAATTAGTTATAGAAAATAACACCGATACATCATTAAAAACTTTATTAGATGAAAAGTTAAAAGCAAAGGGATATTATTTATGTGATATTCGAGAAAAATATAATACTGCTAATAAAGAAAATAGAATAAAGGATAACAGGGGAATAGTAAAAAGTAGAATAAAATTTAAAGATAAAAACAAATATTTACCAAATAGTGATTATGGTAGATATATGAAAAATTTAAATTATTATTCATTTGATTATCCTAATAAACACGATGATGCTCCAGATGCTTCATCAATGATGGCAAGTGAAATAATAATTGGTCCTAATAGAATTTCAAAACCTATTCCAATAGACAGACGAGAATTTGGAATTTAGTACCACACTTGCTTGACTAAAATATATAAAAATGATAAAAATAGCATGATAAATGTTGTAATATATTTATCTTGCTTTGGTGTGGAGCATAACTACCGACAATATGTTAGAGTTATGTTCCTATTTTTTTTAGGAATACAAGAGGGTGTTCTTATGAATGAAAGCAATAAATCAACTACAAAAAACATTGATTTTAAAAGAATGTATGGAAGACAATTAATAACTGCTGATTATACAGAAGATGAATTAAATGAGCAAACAATTTCTGAAATATTAACTAAAAAATTTGCAGTTCATGAAAAAAATTCTGAAGAAATCAAATATTTATATAACTACTACAAAGGGAAACAACCGATATTAGAAAAAACAAAAGTTGTTAGACAAAATATAAATAATATTGTTTTAGAAAACAATGCGTTATTTGCTGTTGAATTTAAAAAAGGTTATGTATTTGGAGAACCTATTCAATATGTTCAAAGAGGAGATTCTGCAAATAATGAAGTATTAACTTTAAATAGTTATATGACAGCAGAAAACAAACATTCAAAAGATATGGATTTAGCAGAATGGCTATATGTATGTGGGGTTGCTCCAAGATTAGTTCTTGCAGAAAAGGACAATGAAGAAAGTCCATTTAGTATTTATAACTTAGACCCTAGAACATCATTTATTGTTTATGAAAATGGTTTAGGTAATAAAAAGTTATTTGGCTGTACTTACTTAATAAAAGATGATGGAACAAAAAAAGGAACTATTTATACAAAAAATAAAGTTTATAACTTTAATGGAGATGTAGGAAAATTTAATGTTAAATTAGCATCAACAAAAAACAATCCAGATGCAATACATATTTATGGAAGTGTGCCATTTTTTGAATATACACTTAATAAATCAAGAATGGGAATAATTGAAATAGCTATATCAATGTTTGATGCTTTAAACAATGTTTCTTCAAATGATTTAGATGGATTAGAACAATATGTTCAATCTTTAGTTGTATTCGTTAATAATGATGTTGACGCACAAACATTTAAAGAATTAATGGATTTAGGAGCAGTTAAGGTTAAATCTGAAAGCCCAAATATGCCAGCAGATGTAAAATTGCTAGTTAATAGTTTATCTCATAATGAAACCAAAGTTATTTATGACAGAATATATAATAATATGCTAACTATTTTAGGTATTCCTGCTAAAAATGATAAAGCAAGTGGTGGAGATACAGGACAAGCAAGATTGTTGGGCGAAGGTTGGACAATGGCAGATGAACGAGCAAAACAAGATGAACTATCTTTCAAAAAAACTGCTAAAGAAGAATTAAAACTAATTTTAAATATATGTAAAAAAGCACCTGCTAGTGAAATAAATAAATTAACATTAAAAGATGTAGATATTAAATTTACAAGAAATAAATCAGACAATTTACTTGTTAAAGCACAATCATTATTGAATTTAAAACAAGCACAAATTGCTCCTGATATTGCAATGACAGTATGTGGTTTGTTTAGCGACCCTAATGAAACATATTATAAGTCAAAAGATTATTTTGGCGATGAATTATGGAAAGAAAGCAATTCAAAGCTAAAGGAATTAAATGATAGTAATTTATCAAAAGAAAAAATACCAAGTTAGATATTTCTAACTTCTTCATAGGTAAGTAGTGTAATGGTAGCACAATGGTCTCCAACACCATTAGTCAGAGTTCAATTCTTTGGTTGCCTGTCATGAGTCATTAATTTAAAGGTAAAATTCCAGTCTTCCAAACTGGTAATGTCAGTTCAATTCTGACATGGCTCTCCATCTGGTATTAGCCTAATTTGGTAAGGCTCTTGTTTTGGGAACAAGCGATTAGAGGTTCAAATCCTTTATACCAGACCATACAGGAATAACTCAGTTGGTTAGAGTGACGAGCTTATATCTCGTTGGTCGTGGGTTCAAGTCCTTCTTCCTGTACCATGTATCTTTAGCCAAATTGGAAAGGCAACAGACTGCAACTCTGTGATTAAAGGTTCGAATCCTTTAGGGTACTCCAATATTTCCAAGTAGGCGAAATGGTAAAGCCATCAGACTTTGGATCTGATATTTGGTAGTTCGAGTCTATCCTTGGAAACCACCGCACCATCTTCTAATGGCTAGGAAAACCGACTTTCTCTCGGTCAATCAGAGTTCGAGTCTCTGTGGTGTGACCACATTAAATGGTGAGGTTTATTTAATGGTAAAATGCTAGTCTGTGAAACTAGATATGTAAGTTCAATTCTTACACCTCACACCAAAAAAAGAGATATGCCTATCACACAGGGCATAAATGTGTGGCACTCAAAATTGTCCACCAAGACTATAAAAGGGTTAGAGTGATAAGGAATAAAATGAAAGAAAAAATAACTGAAGTTTTAAATGATGAAACACTAGAAACTGTTGAGGAAAAAGTAAACAAAATTGCTAAAGAATTAGCATTGTTAGTAATTCCAAAAGATAAATATAACAAATTATCTGAAAGAGTTGATAGTCTTGAAACAGAAAAAACAGAACTTCAAAAAAAATATGATGCTTTAGAAAAACAAAACATGACTGCTGAAGAATTAAAAACTAAAGAATTAGAAGATTTAGAAAAACAAAAAAGAGAACTAGCTTTAGAAAAAAATAAAATCAAAGCAGAAGGACTATTTACTAAGGCAAATATTGATGAAAAACAAATTGAAACATTGCTAGATAAAGTTGTTAGTGATGATGAAACAAAAACAGTAGAATTGACTAATAGTATTATTGAAATTTTAAATACAAAAATTGAAGATACTAAAAAACAAACAACAACAAGTTTATTGACTGGTACTCAAAAACCTGTTGTATCTACAAATGGTAACGATGCAAAAGCAATCACTTTAGAAGATTTTAAAAAAATGAGTTATGGAGAAAAGAAAAACTTATTATTAACGGATAAAGAGAAATATAACGAATTAGTACAACAAGAGTACAAACAATTATAGAGTGTAAATAAAAATTGTGAATGACTTTTACACTCTCGAGAAGAAATACGAGAGGAAACGAAACAATTAATGAATACAAAATTAGAAAATTTATTTGTACCAGAAGTAGTTGGTCCTGAAATTGAAACAAAATTAGCTAATGATATTAAATTTTTACCTTTTGCTAAATTTAGATATACATTAGAAGGTAGAGCAGGAAATACAGTTACTAGATGGTTTTGGAAATATATAGGAGATGCTGAAGAATTTGCTGAAGGAGAAGCTATTTCTTATGGTCAATTAGGACAAGACACTAAAGAAGTAACAGTTAAAAAGGCTGGTCGTGGTGTAAAATTAACTGATGAAGCTGTATTAAGTGGACAAGGAGATCCTGAAGGAGAAGCAGTTGCACAAGTTAGATTAGCAATAGCAAGAAAAATCAATGCTGATTGTAAAACTGTTTTAGATGCAATCGGAACTGAAATGACAGTTGGAGATGGAACTGCAAAATTAGGTTCAGGTTTAGTTCAAGATGCACTTGCATTATTTGGAGAAGATTATGAAGGACCTAAAGCAATTTTAATTAATGCTAGTCAAAGAAAAGATTTAATGAACGATGAAGAATTTATTCCAGCAAGCGAAATTAAAGCTGAAATGATGATAACTGGTTCATTAGGACAAATTCTAGGTTGCGATATAATCGTTTCAAACGATGTAACTGAAGTTGATGGAAAATATAACAACTATCTATTAAAAGGAACTCCACTTGCAATTGAAGTAAAAAGAGGAATTATGCCTGAAAGAGATAGAGATATTGATAATAAAATTACTAAATTCAATGCAGATATTCACTATGTTACTTTCTTAGAAGAAGAACAAAACGCAGTAAAAATCGTTACATTGAAATAGTAAAATTGGAGAGTGTACCTTATGGAAGATACAATATTAAACACTCAGTTATCTGAAATAAGACTTCAAATTCTTGGAGACACAGATAATACTAGTAAAGATGATATTTTTAAAATAATGTTAAAAAGAGCTAAATATATTGCTTTGGGTACACTTTATCCATATGATTTTGAAATCACAGAGTTACCACAAAGAATACAAGAGGATTGGCAAGTAAGATGTGCCATAGAATTATATGAAAAAATGGATGCAACAAATGTACAATCATATAGTGAAAATGGTTTGTCAATTACTTATTTTACTGGACTATTATCTAGCAATTTAATACATGAATTGACACCAAAAGCAGGTGTGCCAAAATGAGTTTAAAAAATTGGAAAAAGACAATTTACATAGCTTCAAAAATAAAAACAGATATAGATGATTATGCTAATGAAATTATTGTTTATAATAAACCAATAAAATACAACTTCAATGTTCAACCAATCAGTTCTGAAGTTGACTTGAAAGAATTTGGCGAAAAATCTAGTATGATACAAAAAGCAATAATACCAATAAAATATATAAATATATTTAAGGAAAATGATGTTGCATATTTGGATAATGCTAGTCCTGATGGTGAAGTCTCAAATGGAGATAATGCAAATTATAAATTAATGCCACCTAGAAATCAAAATATGGCAATAGCTATATATTTTGAAAGACTTACAGGAAAGTAGGTGTAATAATGAACAAATTAATTAAAGGCAATTTAGTTATGAAAAATGTAGCAGATAAAGATGTTAATATGTATGTTAAAGCTGGTTGGAAGTTGGAAGTTAAACCAAAGAAAAAAACAAAGAAAGAAATTGAATTGGTAGAAAATGCAGAAAACAATAACAGCATCGTTGTCAAAGAATAGTTTTGGAAAAGTAGCAGAGTATTTTGAAAAATATAAAAAAGCACTAGAACAAAGTGTAAATAATAGTATTTTAAAAACAACACTTTTCTTATATGAAACTATTGTTGCTAATTGCAATAACAATGGAATAATTAATCATACAAATGAAATTAAATGGTCTTATGATGAAAAAACAAATACTGGTAAAGTTTATACTAACGATAATGTAATCATTTTTAATGAAATGGGAACAGGAATAACAGGAAGTAATAATCCTCATCCGAATCCATCAAAAGAATTTTCTTCGTGGAAATATGATGTTAATAACCATGGAGAAAAAGGATGGTATTATCCAAAAGAAGATGGAACATTTGGTTGGACAAAGGGTTTGCCAAGTAGGCACATGTTTTATGATGCTTTTAATACAATTAGACCATTATTAAAAGAAAATATTGCAATAGAGATAACAAAAACAACTGAGGATTTATATGTTAAATGAATGAATTATACGAAACGATTTATAAAGATTTAAAAACATATTTATTGAACAATTCAAAATATTTACCGACTATAACAAAAATACAACCTAATGAAATTTCAAAATTTCCTTTGGTGACTTGTGTAGAAGGCGATTATGAATATTCATATACAACACTAAAATATGGCGATAAATTATATGATTATAATTTAATGACAATAAATATATTTGCTCAAAATGACACCATAAATAATGAAAAAGTAAGTGGCATGACTATAAAAAATGAATTAAGGGAATTGGTTGAAAAATATTTTGAAGAAACATACAAATTAAAAGTTAAAACAACTCCTAATGCGCCTAATATTGATGATTCAATATTTAGATGTATTATAAGGGTTGATTGTAATGTTGATACAAAGTTTAAGGATAAATTGGTACTTTATCCTAGATAAAAAAAAGAACTAACAACTGGTACTTGTTAGTTCAAATGTAGAATATATTTGTGAATGACTTCTACATATTCATTGTACCAAAAAATTGAGAATAATACAATGAAAGGCGATAATATTAATGGAAAATATGGTAGCGCAAAGTGATGTTGGAACATTACTTTATTACAAAAATGGTGAGAAATATGAAGAATTAATAGAAATTATTTCTGCTCCTGCTGAAGGGTCTGCTGGTGGAACAATTGAAGTAACTACTTTAAAAAGTGCAGTAAAACAATATATAGCAGATAGACCAGATGTTCCAGAACAAGATTTCGGTTATAACTATACTGAAACAAATAGAACTAAAGTAAATACTATTTGTGATGGTGCTGTTCACGATTTCTTAGTAAAATTTCAAGATGGTTCTGGTTATACAATAACAGGAACTGCACAAACTTGGACTAATGAAATTGGAAGAGGACAAGCACTTGAAGCAACTTTACATGTTGTTGCAACTGATGTGGCTTGGAAAAATGCAACTGAAGTTACTGCTTTAATAGGATAATGAAAACAAAGGGGATAATATATGAACACATGTATCATTGAAATTAATGAAAAAGAATATACTTTATGTTTAACAAGAGAATCAGTAAAAAAAATAGAAAATTTAGGATTTAATATTCAAAGTTTTATACAAAAACCAATAACATATCAAGATGTATTATGGTATGGTGGATTTACTGCTAATCATGCTGATGTTAATCCCAATCTTGCTATTAAGTTAATGGAAACTTACAAACAAGAAGGTGGAGATGTAAACGAAGTATTAGAGTTCTTGGCAGAAGAATATTCAAATTTTGTCAATGCCCCAACCGATACAGCTTTAAAGAAAAAAGCGAAGATAGTCAAGGCATAGACAATAATATAGAAGAAAATAAGTATGAAAATCTAACTGATTACTTCAAAGACTTATTACCTTATGCAATCGAATACGGTATGTCTGTTAATGAGTTTTGGAGGGGAGACCCCGACTTGTTCTGGGCATATCGTTTTTCTTATATAAGGAAACTGCAAAATAAAGCAGAAATAGAAAATACAAATGCTTGGATTCAGGGTGCATATTTTTATGAGGCAATATCGGTCGCTTTATCAAATGCCTTTAGTAAACAAAAAATATCGTATCGTGATAAACCATTCGATTTCAATTTTAAAAATGAAAATTCAAATCCAAAGCAACAAAAGCAGATAAAAATAAATCCTTTAGAAGAAAAACTAAAGGCAAGAGCGAGACAAGTGGAACAACTGCTTGGAGGCGAAGAAAACAAAAATGGAAAATAATGAATTAAGTATAAAAATAACTGCTTCAATGAATAAAGCATTAGAATCTATTAATAAATTCATTCCTAAAGTGAAAGAAACAGACAATGTTGTAACAAAAATGTTAGCGCACATGGATAAAAATGGACAATTAACAGGTTTTACTGTTGAATTAAAAAATCTTGAAAGTGAAATGGAAAAAATTACCAAAACAAGTAAAAATTTTAAAAACGCATTTAATTTAGGAGCGACATTTGCAGTAGCAAGTAAAATAGCGAGAACAGGTCTAAATTGGATAAAAAATTCAACTGATTATTCAGAAGCATTAAACTTATTTAATGTAGTTCTTGATGATACTACTAACAAAGCAATACGCTTTCAAAATATTATGAATGAAGCATTTGGAACAAATCAAGCTGAAACTTTAACAAGACAAGGTTTATATCAATCTATGGCAGAAAATATGGGTATAGCTAGTAATTATGCTTATATTATGTCTGAAAATACAACAAAATTAGTCAATGATATTTCTTCATTATATAATAAAGACGAAAATACTGTCGCCGAAGCATTAAGAGCTGGTATATTTGCAGGTCAAACAAAACCTTTGCGTTCTTTTGGTATGGATATTACTGAAAATACATTACAACCAGAACTTGAACGTTTAGGAATAGATAGAACTATTCGTGATTTAAGTCAAGCAGAAAAACAATTATTAAGATATATATCTGTTTTAAGACAATCACAAGAAGCACATGGAGATTGGGCAAATACAATTGAAGCTCCTGCTAATCAATTAAAAATATTGAAAAACCAAGTGGTAGAAGCATCAAAATCGCTTTCCAATTTATTTGTGGGTGCATTTGGTTCAATGTTACCATATGCTAATGCTATATTAATGGTAATAGAAGAAGTTTCAAATGCTATAGCAACGATGTTTGGAATTGAAATATCTGATTATAATAGTGGGATTGCAGATATGTCAAATGCTTTTGTTGATGTTGAAGATAGTATTGATGATGCAACTGGGTCGGCAAAAGAATTAAAAAGACAAGTTTTAGGTTTCGATCAAATTAATAATATAAATGACAATAAGAATAGTGGCTCTGGTGGTTCTTCAGTTAGTGGTGGAATAGACCAAAGATTATTAGATGCTATTACTGGTTATGATAATGGAATGGAAAGAGTTCGTATGAAAGCTATTCAAATTAGGGATAATATTATGGAATGGCTAGGTTTTACTAAAGAAATTAATCCTTTGACTGGTAAGGTAAGTTTTAAATATGAAGGAATTAACACTACTCTAAAAAATGTTTTGAACTCATTTAAAGGATTGTCAACAGAAGGCAAAATATTAGCTGGATTAGGATTGGTTGCTGGTGCAACATCATTGTGGAAAACAAGCAAGAAATTAATATCAGTTTTTGGGAATAGTGGTTTAGGGAAAGTATTAAAATCTTTATTATCTCCTGCAAAGTCATTGTTAGATTGGATGAAGCTTGGCGTTAAAGTTAATGGCAATTTAACGAGTGGGCTCAAAGATGGAATATTGGCGTGGCGAGAACAAAATGTCGTTGTTAGAGATGCAAAGGATAATATCGTTGTATGGAAAACAGCTTTGAACGGTGTAATAAACGCATTAAAAGGTTTAGCAGTAGCAGGTGGTAGTTTTCTAATATTAGATAATGCAATGAAGGACATGACAGATAATGGCGTTAATTTAGTTAATATTCTAGGTGCTGTTTCTGGTAGTCTTGGAACGATTAGTGGCTTAGCACAGGCAGGTTCGGTATTTGGACCAATTGGTACTGCCATTGGCGCGGTAACTGGTGGTTTAATAAGTTTATATGATGTTTACATGAAAATGCCAACTGAAGTAACAAAAACAACTAGTGCCTTGAAAGAACAAAATCAACAAATGAATGAATATTTAGAAACATTATCACAAGAAAAGCAAATTATTCAAGAAAACTTAAATAATAATCTTATTATGACTGGCGTACATAAAGAACTTGTTGACGAATTAGAAACTTTAGTAGATGCAAATGGAAAAGTAAAAAAGGGATATGAAACTAGAGTTGAATTTATTTTAAACGAATTATCTGGTGCATATGGTATTGAATCTACTTTAGTAGATGGAATAGTTGGAGATTATAAAAATTATATAAAAAATATTGAAAAACTTATTAAAACTAAGGAAGCCGAATATATTTTAGAAGCAAATCGTGAAGCATATGTTAACGCACTAAAAAACGAAAATGAATTATGGGCAAAGAAAGAAGAACAAATCAAAAAAACAGCAGATGCTCAAAAAGCATATGATGAAGCGATGGCAGAAATAACCGAAAAACAAAAAACTTATGATGAATTATTAATGTATGCTGGAGAAGAAGTTAATATACAAGCGATTATATTAGGCATAGAACTTAGAAAACTTAAAAAGAATGCAGGAGAATTAAAAACAGAATTAGAAAATGCAGTTGAAGAAGAAACAAATGCTACAAATAAATATAAGGAAAATCAAATAGAAAAAATAAAATATTCAAATGTTGCAACATCTGTAATAACAGGAGATTATGAAAAAATTGAAGAAAGCATCAATGAATTTACAGATTCTTATATAAAAGACGGCGAAATAATAAAAGAAAGTTTAGATCAGCGAATAAAACACGAAAAAGATAATTTAGATATAATTGCCGAAGCGTATAAAACCTATGCCACAGATACTACTAAAATGTTATATGAAAATCAAAAAGAAAAGTATAACAATTTAGTCAACTCATTATTAGAAGAAACAAAAGCAATAGAAGAATTAACTGATGAACAAGCGACAGCATGGGGAGAATTGGCAAAAGCGGATAAGGGAAGTTTTTTAGAAGTGTTTAAACAATTACCAGAAGATATACAGCAAGAAGTTGTTGATAAAATGCAAGATAAGGGTTATTCAATAAGTGATGAATTGCAAAAAGGTATTAATCAAATAAATCCTACTATTAAGGTAAAAGCAGATACATCAAGTGCAAATGCAACCATTAAATCTTTCTTTACAAATCTTCCTTCAAAAGTTATTGATTTCTTTGGCGGGAGCAAAAAAGCTGATGGAGGTGTTTATGCAAACGGAAAATGGCATAATATTGCTCAGTATGCTTCTGGTGGTCTTCCTTCAATGGGACAAATGTTTATAGCAAGAGAAAAAGGTCCTGAACTTGTTGGAACAATTGGCTCACATACTGCGGTTATGAATAACAATCAAATTGTTGAAAGTGTAAAAGCTGGTGTATATGAAGCAGTAGCAATGGCTATGTCAAATACTGGTGGCACAAGTGTCGATATTAATGTAAGAGCAGACGAGGGAATTATTGTAGAGAAAGCAGTAAATGGAATACAACAACATGTAATTAGAACTGGAGAATTACCATTTACTGTGCCTGTATAGGTGTGATGATATGGAAGAAAATATAACAGTATCTCCAACAAGTTTTATATTTAACAATAGTTTATATTCATTAAATGCAAGCGCTTGTACATTTTATGTAAAAATTAATGGGAAAGATATATCTAATTATTTAAAAGTTGGAACAAGTGTTGGTTGGTATGATGTTTCAAAAAATAGTGGTCGTGAAACAACAAATGCCAAAGGTAAAATGATTTTAAATGTAATTGCAACAAAGTATAGATTAGATTTGGTTTGCAGACATTTAAATAATGACGAATTTATAGATTTTTATAGTGAAATAATAAAATCCCCAGTAATGGAAGTTGAATTTTATAATCCATTTACTGGTAAAAATCAAACAGCAACAGTTTATCGTGGAGATAGAAATGCAAGACCATATATGCCATGGGGAGTAGGCTTCTTATTTGAAGGACCAACACAAGCATTAATTGAATTGTAGGTATAATATATGACAGAAAAATTTAAACAAGAATGTAAAAATTATGCCAATGCAAATAGGATAGGAAAAATAGAGTATGGAGATAATCAAATTATTTCCTGCTCTGACTATTTGCAATCATTAACGATAGATGAAAGTTGTGCTGTTAATAATGAAATATTAAGTTCTATTTGCTCTAGAACAATAAAACTTAACACTTTACAAAATTATAATTTATTAAATCAAGAAATAAATGCTCTGATTGGTGTCAAATATGACGATTCAAGTGAGGAATACATTAATGTTGGTAAATATATCATATCAGAAGAAAAGAACGAAACAACGACTAAAACAGACCAAATAACAGGTTATGATTACTTAAAATTATTAGATAAAAAATATATATGTGGCATAACCGATTGGGTTGAGAAAACAATAAGAGATGTTTTGCTAGATGTTTGTCAACAAACTGGTTTAACCTTAGAAACTACAAGTTTTACTAATGATGATATTCCTGTAAATGGTAATTTATTTCAAGGTGGAGAAACATGTAATCAAGTTTTAAAAGCTATATTAAATGTTACATTGAACTTTGCTTATATAAATCGAGAAACAAATACATTATCTTTAAAATGGCTAGATAATGAAGTGTCAGAAATATTTACTAAAGATGATTACTCAATATTAGAAAAAAACAATGTTGTTGGTCCAATAAATTGTTTAGTTGTAAAACTTACTAATGTTGACGGAGAAAATGTAACTAGGCAAGATGATGAAAGTATCACTTTAAATGGCGAAAATCAATTTATAATAAATGACACATATTTTCTAAATACTCAAGAATTAAGAGACCAATATATAGATGCTTTATGGAATAAAATAAAAGGTTTTAACTATGTAGATTATAAATTGACAACATATACAGGTAAACCATATTTAACAATTGGAAATAAAATTTCTATTGAAAATGAAGATGGAACTTATTTTAATTCTTATATTTTAAAAAATAATTTCACTTATGATGGTTCATTTATGAGTATTTTTGAAGCGCCTTCTTTAAGTAAACAAGAAGAACTAATTAAAAATAGTCAAGAAACTATTAAAGATTTTAAAAAGCGAACAGAAATTCAGGTTAAAAAAATAGAAGGAGAAATTTTACTTAATACCGAACAAAATGTAATTATTCAAGACAAAATTAATAATGAAGTTTATACGATAACTCAAGTTAATGAATTAATTCAAAATGCTGAGACTGGTCTTACTAATACTTTTAAAAAAATTGGTGGCAATAACCTGTTAAGAAATACAGGATTATATTTTAAAAACAATGATGTATATGATTATTGGAATGGCAATGTTGAAAAGAAAATACTTGAAAAAAGTGCATCAGGAACTTCAATGCTATTAAAAGCTGATTCATTAAAACAAAGTCTTTCCTTAGCAAATGGAACATATTCTGTAGGATTCAAGTATAGAAGATTAAATCCTTTAGGTAATGCTAGTGTTAAATATAATGGTCGTGAAATTGTTTTAGATGAAGAGGGAGAGATAACAACAACTGAAGAAATAACAACAAATTCATTTGAAATAGAAATAATGTGTGATATAGCTGATTCTTATGAAATATGGGAATTAATGCTAAATAAAGGTTCTGAAAGTGCAGTATGGAGTCAATCTGCAAATGAAGTTCACACAGACACAGTTAATATATCAAAAGGTGTTACAGTAGAAGCAACAGAAAATGATACCAAAGCAACGCTAGGTGCAGAAGGATTAAATGTTGTAAATAAAATAACAAATGCCAAGGTATTAAAAGCAACTGATACTGGAATAGAAACAACAGATATTAAAGCAACAACAGGAACAACAGGAGGTCTAATGCTTAAAAAAGTTGGTAATCAAACGATAGGAGTTGGTATATAATGGCTACAATAACATTAAATGAAACATTCCCACCTACAACCAAATCAGTATTATCAATTACTGAAAGTTCAAGAACTAGTGAAAAAACAAAATTTAATTTAAGTGTAAAAACAAATCTAGTTTCTTCAACAGGTTATGTAGGAACAACTATTTCTTTATATGGAAAAGTTGAAATAAGTGGAACAGGAATAACAACTCAATCTAAGACATTAACTTTAAAAAAATCTTCTGAAGATTGGCGAGATACTTCTGTTCATACAACGACAGGAACATTTGAAGTAAATATACCTGCTAATGTAAATAGCATTAAAGTAAAATATACAATTTGGTATAGCGATGTTTCTGATGATAAAAGGTCTTCTTCAACAACAATGTCAATTACTAAATTGGTTAGTCAATTAAATGCTTTTTCTAATAATAATACATTAGATATAGAACAACCATTAATATTGTCAATCACTGAATATGATGAAGCATATACAAGTAATTTGAAAATGAAAGTAAGTGGAACTCCAATATTAACTTTAAACAATGTTGTTGACGGACAAGAAATAACATTAACACAAGATCAAATAGACAATATATATAGCTTATCTCCAAATAATACATTTGACATTGAGTGGGTTTTAGAAACATATTCAGGCGATACATTACTTGGAGAAATGAATTTAACATCAACGGGTGTTATAACAAATGCAAATCCAATATTTAGTGATTTTGACTTTGAAGATATTGATATACAAGTAATTGCATTAACTGGTGGCGCTAATTATGTTAAGGGATATAGTGATATTAAAATATCAAATTTAATTGCAACTGCACAAAAACAATCAACAATTAAGTATTGGAATATTAATAATAACTTGATTGAAAATACTGGCTCTAATGAAATAATATTAGAAAATCATGCAAGTAATTCAATAACGATTTATGCAGTAGATTCAAGAGGAAATTCAACACCACTTACAAAACCTATTCAAAATTTTATTGAATATTATAAATTAACAAAAGGAAATCAAGATAATGAAAGAATAAACAATGTAACAGAACAAGTTAGTATATCTTTTGAGGGAGATTTTTTTGAATGTGATTTTGGAAACAAACAAAATGAATTAAAAGTATCTTACAAATACAAAAAGACAAATGATAGTGAATATATAACAGGTGAAACAATAATCACACCTACTATTGAAAATAATAAATATTCATTTAGTGGTTTGATTAAAGGAGATACAGACAATGGATTTGATATTGGAAGTTCTTACAATATTGGGGTTGAAGTAAGTGATGAGTTATCAAAAGTTGAATATAGTTATGTTATTCAAGCAGGTATTCCAGCATTTGCAGTATTTGGAAACAAAATGGCAATTGGAGATATGTATGATGAAAGTAAGAGCGAATACAATGTCCAATTATGGAACAAGGTTCTTGTAAATGGGATTGACTTTGATAAATTATTTAATGATACAGGGTGGAGAGATTTTAGTTGGACAAATTCATCATACATAGGAACAACACAAAGTTCTTACACAAGAAATCAATGGAGAGTTAAAGACAATATTTTATATATATTTATAGGTGTAGGTTCAACTTCTACTATTAATACAAGTGATGAAATTGAAGTTGCTAGAATACCGATAACAAATGTTGAATCCATAACAGGTAGTAGAGTATGGAATGGTGCAGTTGGCGCAACTGGTTCTTATGGTGGATTCTTTGTTGGACAAGAAGAAGGACACATATCTATTTATATGAAACCTCATACTACTGCAAATGGACAAACTGGTAAATGGTTTAGTTCATATTTTGCAATTCCATTAGATGATGATTGTTCAATAAACATTTAGAAAGGAGAATAAAATGGAGAAACTTATTTTAGAAATTGCTGGTTTAATTACTTCTGTTACTGTGATTATTACATCAGTTAATAAAATATTTGATAAGAAATTACAACCGATTAATAAGAAGATGGATCATTTAGATAAAAACCATTGTAAAGATTTTTTATCAGAATTTCTAGAAGATAAACAAAATGGCAAACCTATTGATGAAGTAAGGGCAAAAAGAGCATATGAGGTTTACGACCATTACACAAATGATTTAGATGGCAATAGTTATATACATGATAGTTGGGAAAAATTAATGAAATAAAGAGGTGATATTATGTTTAAAATTAATGAAAAAACAAAAGAAATACAAATAACAAGAGGAGATATAGCAAGCATAGGAGTAACTGCTTTAAATGAAAATGGTGAAGAACACGAATTTCAAGCAGGAGATATAATTAGATTTAAAGTATTCAAGGCAAAAGATTGTGATTGTGTTGAATTACAAAAAGATATAGTTATAGCAGAAGCAACAACTATGGTATTAGTTGATTTAACAAAAGATGATACAAGAATAGGAGATTTAATTGATAAATCAGTAGCATATTGGTATGAAATTGAATTAAATCCTGATACTAGACCACAAACCATTGTGGGTGTTGAATATAATGAAGAAACTAAAAAGGATGAACCAAAAATATTTAGGTTACTTCCAGAAGGAGCTGATAAATAATGATAAAAGCAATGGAAACAATAGCAGGTAATGTTAAAGAAACAGGACCTAGAGGTTTAAGTGCATATGAAATATATGTACAAAATGGTGGAAATCTAACAGAAGAAGAGTGGCTTGAAAGTTTAAAAGGAGAGCAAGGACCACAAGGACCAGCAGGACCATCAGGAGTAAGTGATTATAATGACTTAACTAATAAACCTACAATACCAACAAAAACAAGTGAACTAGAAAACGATAGTAATTTTTTAACAGAACATCAAGACATAAGTGGTAAACAAGATGTTTTAACAGCAGGAGAAAACATAATTATTGATGAAAATAATGTTATAAGTGCTATCGGTGGTTCAAGTGGACTTCCTACAATTAATGTGGAAGACTTAGAAAAATCTGGAACTAGATATATTATAGATGATAATATAAAACCATTTACACTTATAACTGTTAATTCATATGCCGAATTAATACTTGTTGGAACTACATCAGGATATATTTCACTATCACAAGGTTTACATATGATATGGTACAAAAGCAATGTAAAACCTAGCACATCAAGTTTTGGAAGTCTAATTCATATAAAGCTTATATCAATGGCAGAAGCAAATAATAATCTAATTTCTAGTGATTATTCTTTTTATAAGCAAGGAACATCTATGATATATACAAAACGCACATTTTCCCGTGGTGAATATGCTACACAAGAATATGCAAAAACTGCTCCGACTACATATACAGGTTATGATGCAACAAAAACACAAGTTCTTAAAAATATAAATGGCGTTCTTACTTGGGTAGATGAAGTGTAATTATGTCAGAAGCAAGTTTACAAAGTTAGGAGGTTAATATGTTAGATTTTGAATTAATAAAATTAGTATTAATTGCAGCATTATCAAGTTCTATTATAACAACAGCAATAATTCAGAAAATAAAAGAACACTTAAAAACAAAAAACTATCTATGGTATATAAGTCTAGGGGTGTCAATTATATTTGGCACTCTTTTTGCATTATGTTTTAGCGAGTTATCATTAGTTAATTGTTTATGGGTTGGTTTAATAAGTTGGATTGGAGCAGATGCAATTTACAAAACATTTGAAGACAAAATATTTACTTCATTTAGTAAAATGAAAGAAGTTATAGAAGTTCCAAAGAAAAATCAGATAATATTTGATAAAGAGGTATAATTATGAAATATAATAAAATGCCTTTAGAATACAATGGAATAACTTGTAAATATAAGGATACAACTGAACCTTATTATTCCATATCTAATCCACATAAGGGGGTAGATTTAGGGTGGAATAATAGTTATGGTGGGCAAAATAATACACCTGTTTATTCAATTAATGATGGAACAGTTATAGATTTAGGCAAATCAACAGGAGCTAATAATGCAGGAAATTACATTGTTATTAGGCACTCATACGATAACAATTATGATTTATGTAGTAGATATTTGCATCTGAAAGATGACTCCATCAAAGTTAAAAAAGGGGATAAAGTTTCAAGAGGACAACAAATTGCAATAATGGGTGGAACTTATGGCTATGCAGTTCATTTACATTATGAATTATGGAAAGTTCCAAAAAGTTGGAAATATAATATAAGTGATAGAAATAAATATGTTGTAAATCCTTTGGATTATACTTATCAATTTGATGACCAAAAAAACTCTAGTGATACAAAATTAACTAAAGTAGTAGGAACATCTAAACAAGTTAAAAGAAACACAACTAAAAATCAATTAGAGATAGTAGGTTCCTTATTAAGAATAAGAAAGGGTGCAGGAACTAATCAAACAATACTAGGTTATATTGACTTTGGTATTTATGATTATACTGAAACAAAAGAAGCAAATGGCTATACTTGGTATAATGTAGGTTTTGGTTGGGTTGCATATTTAAAAGATGATGTCAAAATTTATCCAAAAGAAAAAATACAAAACGAAGAAATTGAAATTTTGGAAAAACAAATTGAAAAATTAACTATCCAATTAAACGAGCAAAAACACACCATAGAGCAACAAAAAGAAGAAATAAACAAATTGACCGAAGAATTAGATAAAAGTCGAAATTTGGACGATTTTGTTTCAAATTTGAAAGGGTTTGTTGCTAATGAAACGGGCAATTATTATATAAACATGCAAAAAGGCGAAAAACTATATAAGGAAGATAAAAAATAAAAGACCAAATCTATTTTTTAGGTCTTTTTTTTGTAAACAAATATTGAATTGATAATGGTGTATGGAACTCTTTGTCATTTTTGATTTTTTTTATAGCATTTTTAAAAGCTATCATTATTATTCTAAACTTATCATTCATATTTTTCCCCCTGAAATGTTTAAAAAAATTTTTTCTGCTAAAAATAATTGTATCACATATTATATTCGGTTCTATCGTAATTTGCAAATTTTATTTTGTATTATTTGTTTATAAGGTTTAGGAGGAATAAATTATGAAAGTTGTAGCAAATGATTATCACATTAAAGATGTGATAAAAATAATGAGAGAGTGGACTGAATTAACACAAAAAGATTTTGCTAAATCTTTAAATAAAAGTAAAAGGACAGTAGAATGTTGGGAAAGTGGCATGTTTGCAATGAGCTTAAAAACATTTATGGAAATTGCTAAAAAATACGGTTATACAGTCACAATAGAAAAAAAGAAAAAATAA